TAATGTATTTATCCGTAACAAAAAAGCGGGCTCGATGCCCGCTTTGTAGGTATCACTATGTATATTTATTGTACTTTAAGTAGGATTGTATCTTCGTTAATACGCCCGTTGAGCTTGATATCTACAGCTTTGATATCCTCTAAGAACTTACGCAATTGAACCTTGCCCGAGTCCTTGAATTCTTTAAGCTGTTCTTCTGGTTTACGAAGAGTTTTTTGTACACTGCTAGATTCGTCAAAATTAATGATACCTGTACCTTTAACACTGAGTTCGCTAAACTCAGCGGCAACATATTTTCCAACCTTACGAGTTTTGGTATTGTAAACCCATAATTCTTGGGAACCAATAATATCTGTAGGATTAATTGACACAAGTTTTAATTGTTCGTGTGTTTTTAGATATTTAAGTTTGGCCACAATTTTTTCTTTAGGCTGTGCTTTTTTAGCACGTGGTGCACGATTTACTTTAGATTCTTGCATTAACATACCACAAGCATCAACTATTTCTTTATAGAATGTGTGTAGTTTCTTAATTTGTGATTTACTTAAATGACTGTAACCTTCTTTAAGTTGCTCATCTTGCCCTTGCTCAAGGTCGTCAAGTTCATTAAGTCCGTGAACATAAAAGTCACGTATAACCCTAGCATGTGCCGCTTTAGCTTCTTTTGCTTTGAGGAGATTGATTACTTTAATTGCTTTAGGATCAAATGCTTCTGGATCTCTAGAAAAATTATCTAAAGCATCTTCGATATCATCGGTCATTTTTAAACTGGACTCTCTGATACGATCCTGGATAGTAGGTTGAGGTGTTGCTGCTTTTTCTTGAACTGCTTCTTCGTCGTGATCATCAACACTTTCTTCAAGAACTCGAGCAATGGCGCCTGTTAACCAAGCAACAGTACTTTTACCATTGTTAAAATCCTCACGTTCATCTAACATACCATTGTTTAAACAACTAGCAATAGCACCCATAGTTAAGTTAGTACGCCAATCCTTACCATTTTTATAGATCGCAATATCTTGTTTGCTGTAACTATTATCGGCCATCCATTTAAGAATAGCAGGTTTAAGATCCTTGCCACTATAATTCGTTCTGTAATAGTACATCACATCACGGAAGTGTGCAAGATAATGATCAGTAGTCCACCCGTCACACTGTTCCCATTTGAGTTGACTCAATGATCGTTTTGGATTCTGAATTGAATCTGCTAATTCTTTAACCTTACTTTTCTTTTTTGTTACCATATGATTCCTATTCTTTATTAAAAGTTTTTTCAAGTAACCAAATGATATAAACAAATGCAAAAAGATGAGCTACATTGTACCATGCAATCATACTAAACCCTAGATACATAAACAAAAAGAATCCAATCCTAACAGAAGTATTTTCTTTGTCTCGAAGATCGGTTGTTAATTCTATAAAGAAATCAACAAATACTTGCCATATCTTTTTAATTAAATCTAAAATTCTATTCATTATTTTTACTTTATTTTTATTGTTCTAGACTTATTATATAATCTTTTATAGAAAAAGTCAAGATCACACCGCCATAGGTGCAGAAATCGGTGAATGTGATTGGTAGTTATCTAATCTAAAATCATACATGTTAAACTCTGTGATATTCTTTACACCTTTATTAATCCAAAGTGTAGGCAATGGATACGGTTCTCGATTTAGTTGTTCTCTTACCTGATCTGCGTGATTCAAATAGATATGAGCATCACCTAATACGTGAACAAACTCACCTACTCCTAACCCACACACTTGAGCAATCATGTGAGTTAACAGTGAATAACTTGCAACATTAAAAGGTACACCTAGGAACATATCGCAACTGCGCTGATACATTTGACACGATAGTTTATTATCTGCACTTACATAAAATTGTGCAAAACAATGGCACGGTGGGAGAGCCATTTCATCTAGCTCACCTGGATTCCACGCTGTTAAAATATGTCTACGACCAAATGGATCCTTTTTAATTCCTTCAATCAATTGAAGTAGTTGATCTACTTCTACAGGTTCGCTTTCGCTAGAGCTAATCCAACGTTTAAATTGTGTACGCCAATGTCGCCATTGTACACCGTAGACCCGACCGAGGTCACCTGGAAATTTAGACTTAGGCTTCCAATAAGGTGATAGAGCGTTGGCTGTCCAAATAGTCACTGCTCCAGTACGTTCACCGTTTTCATCAAATGATGCAGCTTTGCCGTGTGTGATTTCTGCCAATCTTCGTTCATCACCACTTCCTTCGATAAACCAAAGAAATTCGCCCAAGCAGGCTTTGAATGCTAACTTTTTGGTAGTAACTGCTGGAAACCCTAGAGTAAGATCATAACGCATCTGCATACCAAAAACACCAATGGTGCCTGTGCCTGTGCGATCTTCTCGCACTATGCCGTTATCTAATACGTGTTGTAATGCATCTAAATATGTTTTCATTATTCTTTCTTAAGTAATTCCCACATCTTTTCTTTTTCAATAAGATCTTTTTCCAGTTCTACGTATTGTTTACGTAGTTCTTTTAATTGATCCCAACGACTTTCGAGGTCTTCATTTGGACGAAGTATGCCCAATCTTTCTTCAACCTTATCCATAAAATCAACAAGACTTCGATCACCAAATTTAATATCGGGATTTTCACCTGCTATAGTAAGTTGTCCGCTCACTGAATTATTAATTACAGATGACGCAGATGATGCCCACGAACTTACCGGGTATCCTATCGAACTTATACCTCCCGAAGGAAATCCACCGACAGTGGAATAATAAGCTGAAGGATACCCTGAAGAATCGAGAGTGATAGTATCGTCACTAACACCAATGTTTATATCAATGTCACTTAAATCGATACTGTCAGACATATTAGGCTGCCTTGGCTTCTTTACGAGCGTTCTTTTCTGCTGTGATTTCGTTACGACGAGCTTTAACTGCTTTACCAACTTCTTGTAATGCTTTACGAGCACGAGTACCGGCTGCTGCATTGCCTGCTGTGAATTTTGCATCTTCTGCTAAGAATGTTTCAAAAGCTGCTTTTAATTGTTCTACTGTGTTTGACATTTTTGGTTCCTTTATATTAATAATCATTGACAAGTACCGCCAACTCAAGTATTATATATTATAGTATTTTAAATAGCAACCGCAAAAGCGGTTAAATAACAGCAGATTTATGCCAATTGATTTCCAAAACATACCGTTTGAACAGATAACTCGTTTCGGACAACGAACAATGTTAGAACGCCCCCTGTTCTCTGTTAGTTGGATCCTGGGGAGATTCTGTAACTATAATTGTAGTTACTGTTGGCCATATGCGAGATCAGACCAACAAGATTACCAAACGCTTGATGTTTACAAACATACCATAGACGAAATCAAGCGACAGGCAGGTGAAAATGGATTCACAGAATTCCATTGGAGTTTTAGTGGCGGTGAACCTACTGCCTATAAAGGACTCATAGATCTTATCGAACATCTCCAAGATACAAATTATCAAAGCATACACATGACTACCAATCTTAGTCCGGGTAGTAAATGGTGGGGAGCCTGGGTTCATGCTACCAGTGGATTCCAAAGAAGAAGCATCACTGCTAGTTTTCATAATGAATTTGCTCGTGAGCAAGAATTTGGTGACAAGTGTTTACAGCTGATGAAGTATAACGTTCATGTGACCATCAATCAAGTTATGGTGCCAGAACTGTTTGATGAACTGTACGATCGTTGCAGTAGATTCCATGAACGTGGCATTAATGTTACACTGAAACCTCAGAGTGATCCTACAGCTAGTCGTGTGGTAGATGGATATACAGAAGATATGATACATAAAATGCAAACAGGATTCCCTCAACGAGCACTAGGGGAAGAAGTTTATCAAATCGCACTGTATGATCAAGAAGGTCAAGAATATCTTTTCGATCAGGCAGAGAGATTTAATGCGTTTGGATTTAATAAGTTTAATGGATGGATGTGTAATAGTGGATATCAAAGTGTAATCATTAGAAGCAATGAAGTTAAACGTAGTTACAGTTGTCACGATCAACCGTTAGGAACATTAACGGATGGATTTAAATTATTTGATATACCCCAGCCTTGCATAACTAATAGTTGTGTTAGTTCAGCAGATTCAAAAATACCTAAAAAAAAGACACTATAAATGGATATTGATATTAGAAGAATTTTGTTTTGGATGGATGCTATTCGTAATAGCAAAGACAAAGAACGAACGCTGGAATCATTTTGGAAAGGACAGATTAATTCCAAGATTTGGTTAATTGATAATCTAAAAAAACATATTACCAAAGTAGTATCTATTGACATTCATGGAGGGTGGAACGGAGTGTTAGCTAGTCTACTATTTGAACGTTTAATATGTACGAGAATTTCAAGTATTGATATAGATCCTGAATGTGAAGAAATCGCCTCTACGATGAATAAGATGGAAGAGATGAGCGGAAAGTTTAAAGCCATCACTGCTGACATGTGTTCGTATAGATCAGAATCTGATATCATAATCAATACCAGTTGTGAACATATTACCCAAGAACAATATGATCAATGGTTGAATCTACAATCTAATACATCACTATTTGTTTTACAAAGTAATAATTACGAAATTGACGAACATGTAAGAACAGCCAAAACTTTAGATGAGTTTAAAGAACAAAGTCATGTTAATGTTTTGTGGGCAGGAGAATTAGTGTTACCTCTTTATACTCGTTGGATGATCATAGGAAAGAAAAATGTTTAAGATGGTTCCGTGGTCTTTAGATTTAGATCTAACAGAATTTTATATCAAGGCTGAGGCTAAAGGTTTTAGGAACAACAGCACACAACAGATGTTGGTTAATTGTTTTGCCAATGAAAGACATAAGCAAACCTGGATCTTATATTATGACAACAAAGCTGTAGGTAGTGTTGCGGCACATAGTTTAGATTTACCACAATTAGGTGAAGATGCTTATCGTATCTGCGCTCGAACTTGTATATTAACAGATGAATTACCTCTTACAAGTTTACGAACTATTTCTGGAATTATCAATCATCAAAATTATACAGCTCAATATTTAATACCAGCCTGCATTAGTTGGGCACCACCGTGGGGTGATTTGTATATTACCAGTACAGAAAATGCTGTAGGATCACAACGATTGGTTAACAGAATATTTTGTCCTGCACTCGAAGCTACAGGTGTATTAGAATTTGCAGGAAAACATCTCTATAGAAATACTGAACAATCTTTCTGGAAGGTTAACGTTAATAAATTTAACGAGGAATTAGATAGACACGGTCGCTGGACTGATGTAGTCTTTGAGTAATTCTTTCAATCTGCTATAGCCCATTCTTCTATTTTCACCAATAACCCTAACAACAATACTTACACAGAAACGTCTGTGATCTGAAGGATTAATAACATCGTGTATCTCGCTGGCAGTTATTATTGTGGGTTTACCAACACGATATTGATGTTCAAGTGTGCAGTCTTTATGATCACAGGCCCAATAGTCTGTGCCGATGGGACTCTTCATTAATTGTAACTCTTTATTTTCTTTAAGTTTAAACCAACGCATCCAAGTTTCGCCTTGATCGTAGACCCAATTTATTTTACAAGCATCTGGTGGGTCTATTTCATCGATATGTATAAAGATACTGCCTTTGGGCGGGCAATAGAATAATTCTGAATGTTCTATTTCAAGATTGTTATCATTTAACCAACTATAGAATTCTGTACTGATAGCATCTTTAGGAATAACAAACTGTGCAGGAGCGTCGTCGGTGACTGGCAACTTAGAAAAATAATCAGGATCATTCAATATATAATCAATCCCAATATTCAAATCTACACAGTATTCCATTATTCAAGATCCTTACGTAAAAAACTTATTATTAGCACACCTCTTACAGAGTTAGTGTTATTGTAGGCCCAATGATCAGTGCTCTCATCAAATATATTTAAGTCACCGGAATTTAATTTTCGATCTTCCCCTCCAACAACTAGTCCTGCACCAGCGAGGGAATCTAATGTTAGATGGTATTTAACTACGGTAGTTGAATGATCATCAACCTTACTTTCATCATGATCTTGATGTTCATCTATTTTACTGTAAGGACGCAATATTGAAAAGGTAGCTAATAATGGTTTTACATTTAATCCCATCAATAAATCGATAGTTTGGGAACGTCTTCCCTGCCAAGGTTCAGACAAATACATTAACGGATAAACTTGCCAAAAGTGTTCTGTATTTTTAGGACATTCTAATAATTCGTTTATTCCTTGTTCTACAGATGGATAATCAAAATATTGTTCTAGTGGAATACTTTGATATTCTTCTCGTATCGTCTCAAAATTATCCAACAACGGTTGGTGATTTAACTTAGGAAAAGCAGTTGTAAACATTATAGAATAGTTTCGCAGTTACTTAGATCTAATGTTAGCAAATCGTGTACCCAAATGTTTCCATAGATATGTACTCGATCGGTAGAGCTTCTATTGTCAGTTGAGTGTAAATGAGTAGTGTTAACGATATAGCACCATCCATCAGCCGGAATATGTAATTCTTTTCCAGCAATAATAAATTTAGCATCTGGATCGGTTTCAATCGCTATATGGAATCTAAATTTATCATGTCCATCTTGATGTGCTGGTAACGCTGTGCCTGGGGTATGTATTGCTATTTGGATATCATGTGGAGGTATAGGCATATTTTCAAATATTTCTAATCCATAACCAAAGCAACACTCTCTGGCTCCTAGTCCTTGAGAATGTTCCGCTCTATTCTGCGGCATATCGGCATTGTATTCGTCTTTAGCAATGATCCGTAACCAAGGAACTGGTCCTTTAGTATCGTCGCCCCAAGTAAGCATTAACCATCCAGTGTCTGGCATTGCACCGGGTTTTTCTAATTTTTCATTAGGATCATTTTTCCACATGTACTTGTGTGTGCCGTATCTCCAAACCCAATCACTATATCGTTCTATAGTTTCTTTATGCCAATCTCGCAGTCTTTCGAGGTCAACTTTAAACCAACGTTTAATGATCCACCCTGTGTCTACAACAGGATAGTCAAACACACAATCGTCTAGTGTTTTGGACAACGGATTATTTTGACCATCTGTGATAACTTTAATATCTGTATTAGATAATTTTTTTAAGATAGTTTCAAAATCCCAAGGTTCAACAAATTGTAAAGATGCTGATGCACGTATTTCTCGAGCAACAATAATATGCGGCACGCTGGTGTTGATCACGCAAGGTCCTTGGTCCTCCCAAATATCCGCAGGAGTAATTCCTTTGACATCTATCGGAATATAGGCTGTAACATTTGGAGTAACCCAATCAGTAGAAGCCTGATTTCCATACATAACTTTTTTATCAATATCGGGCATATGATAAAACTGTACTTGACTTTTGTTAGGGGTCAATGTCCAATTAACCGCAGCTGGTAATATTTCACCTTCACCATTACAATCGATATGAGCTATATGCGGATCGTGAGCAAGCCAATGCCAAATAACAATATTCTGCACATCTAGATCTCGATCTTGTAACCATTGTAAAAATTCCGGATTAAGCACTTCAGGGCCTAGTTTTGCTTTATGTACGAAATTATCGCTAACAGGAACTTCCGTTAATATATCAATCTTGGTTTTGTCGATTAGATCATTAACATTAAATGGAATTAATTTTGAAACATTTTGGCTGTATGGTAGCATAACACTATTTATTTTTTGTATTGGCCGCTAGGTGGATATATAGAGTATGTTCAGATTTCACGACCTAAAAAGCATACACCTAGAGATTACTAATAACTGTCAGGCCAGTTGCCCTATGTGTGCTAGAAACGATCACGGTGGCCTGCCTAATCCTTTGATCAAATTAAAGGATTGGTCTCTAGATGATTTTAAAAAAATCATTAACAAAGAAGTTCTATCCCAAATCGAGCATCTTTACTTTTGTGGCAATTTTGGAGATCCATTAGTAAACAATAATCTCTTAGAAATGTGCGAATATGTGAGAGATAATAGCGACATACTTGTCCGTATACACACTAACGGTAGCTTGAGGTCCGAGGAATGGTGGAAAAAGTTAGCTAAAGCAATGCCTAAGAATCATGTGGTTATTTTTGGCATCGACGGATTAGTTGATACTCATCATCTATATCGTATAGGTACAGATTGGAATAAGATTATTGCCAATGCACGTGCTTTTATACAAGCCGGTGGAATAGCTGAATGGGCTTATATCAAGTTTGAACACAATCAACATCAGGTTGACGATGCTCGAAAAATAGCAGATGAGGTAGGATTTAAGTCATTTACAGTAAAGAACACTATTAGATTTTTAGAACCAGATTACCCTGTATATGATAAGACCGGTGAAACAAAATATTATATTAAACCTCCTACAGACAACGCAGTAAAATTTGTAGATAAAGATATAATTAGACAATTTAGTACTTGGTATAGTAGTGTTGAAATAGATTGCCAAGTTAAACAAAATAAAGAACTATATATTGATGCATTTGGACACCTATATCCGTGCTGTTGGATGGGGTCGACTCAATATCAATACAACAAACCAGATACTATAATCTATCCTTACAAACAACAGTCTGTAAAAGAGCAAGGTGAATGGTTGTTGGATCTAGGAGGTCAAGATGCGTTGGATCTTAACAAGGTGTCAATAAAAGAAGTATTAGATTCAAAAAAATGGGAAACTATATGGGACACATATTGGCATAATAAAAAGATGTTAGTATGTGCTAAAAATTGTGGTAACACTAAAGAGAATATGTTCTCAAAACCTAAAGACCAATTTGTAGAAAGGATTAACTTTGACTGATCAAATTTTTTGGTATGCTAAAGAAGATACTAAGTTAGGATTATGGCAACGAAAAGTAGAAACGTTGTCAGGAAGTCCTACGTTCTGTATTTTACCATGGATACACTTTGCTACTCGACCTAATGGTGATATGAGATTATGTTGTTCGGCCAATGCCAGCGGAGCAGGTGAGAATCACACAATAGGATTAGTACGTAACGAGAAAGGTGAACCGGCAAACTTTGGTCGTGAAACTCCCATGAGTGCCTGGAATAACGAGTACATGAAATCAGTTCGTACCACAATGCTCAACGGAGAGATTCCTGCTAGCTGTTCTAAATGCTATGATGAAGAAAGCAAAGGAGTTGCCAGCAAGCGTATGTGGGAAACAGGCTCTTGGATTCAGGATGGAATTGATGTTGAAGAACTAGTCCAACAAACCCAAGAAGATGGAACTATTCCAGAAAAATTAGTTTATCTAGATCTACGCTTAGGACATACATGTAATTTAAAATGTGTAATGTGCAGTCCTCATGATAGCAGCCAATGGGTTCCTGATCATAAAAAACTCTATCCTTTATTTGAAGCAAAAGAATTAAAGGAACAGATGAGATGGGACAGCACAACTTTTAATAATAAGTGGCATGAAAATCCAGACTTCTGGAAAGAAATGTATGCTCAAATACCCAATCTTAAGCAGGTATATTTTGCCGGAGGTGAGCCGTTAGTAATTAAAGAACATAAAATGTTCCTAGAAGAAATTATCAGACAAGGGTATGCTGATAAAATACTGGTTCGATATAATACCAATGGTCTGTTAATTGATGATTCTATAATTGAGTTGTGGACTAAATTTAAAAAAGTTAAAGTAGGTTTTAGTCTTGACGGTACTAGTGAACGTAACCGATATATTAGATATGATTCAAGCTGGCGTAAAATTATGGCTAATTTGCGTAGGTTGGATGATACACCGGATAACATACAGGTCAGCATAGCTACCGCTATACAGATATTAAACATCAAACATTTGCCAGATTTTGCCAAATGGAAGGTCACACAAAAATTCAAAAAGGTTAACCTACAGAATATTGTAGATGGCACAGAGGCAGGCGGTGGATTATTTAACATGCACCTGTT